TAAAGAAGATTTATATTATGAATATAACAAAGATGGGAAAATATATCTATTTCAAAAAGATGAAATACTACATTTAAAAGGTGGTTTAAGTAAAGATGGTATTGTAGGTATGTCAGTAAGAGAAACATTAGCTACAACATTAAATGGAGTAAAAGCAAGTCAAAAGTATTTGAATAATTTATATAATAGAGGATTGACAGCTAAGGCTCTTCTAAGATACACAGGAGATTTAAACAAAGATTTACAAAAAAAAATGCTTGAAGCAATAGAAGAATTTATTAATACTGAAAATAACCCAACTGGAATACTACCATTACCACCTGGAATGGATATAGTACCACTAGATTTAAAGTTGACTGATAGTCAATTTTTTGAATTAAAAAAATATAGTGCTTTACAAATAGCAGCTGCTTTTGGAGTAAAGCCAAATCATTTGAATGATTATGATAAGTCAAGCTATGCAAACTCAGAAATGCAAAACTTGACTTTTTATATTGATACTCTTTTATACATTCTGACACTTTATGAAGAGGAGTTTAACATAAAACTTCTTACAGAAAGTGAAAGATTGAAAGGACTACATTTTGAATTTAATGTAGCAAGTATTTTAAAAGGGGATCTAAAAACACAAGCTGAATGCTTAACCAAGTATGTTCAAAGTGGAATATACACAATAAATGAGGCTAGAAAGAAAGTAGGACTTACTGCAATAGATGGAGGTGATGTAATTGTAATGAATGGAAGTTATGTGCCATTGGAAAAATTAGGAATAGCTTATGAAAAAGGAGGTGCTAAAAGTGAGTAAAAATAAATGGTTAGAAATAAAAAATCAAGCAGAAGTTACTGAAATTTATATCAATGGGGATATAGAGAGTGATATAGAAAATGATGGCTTTTTAGAACTATTTGGCATAAACGACACGAATATATATCCGTTAGATATAAAAGATGCCTTGAAAGAATCGGAAAACAAAGAGGTCCATGTTCACATAAATAGTTATGGTGGAGATATGTTTGCTGGTGTTGCTATTTGTAATATGTTAAAAAATTACAAAGGAAAAACGGTAGCTTATGTTGATGGTTTAGCTGCAAGTGCAGCATCAATAATTGCTTTTGGTTGTGATGAGATTATTATTCCAAGTAATGCCTATTTAATGATACACAGAGTAAGTTGTGGAATATTTGGTAATGCTGATGATTTTTTAAAACAAATAGAAGTATTAGAAAAATTAGAAGATGGAATTGCTAATACTTATGAAGAAAAGGCAGTTGAAGGAATTACCAAAGAACAAATATTAAATCTAATGAAAGAAGAAAGTTGGTTTAATGGTCAGGAAGCAGCTAAATATTTTGATGTAAAGGTTGATGAAAAGGCTAATTTTGTAAATTATGTATCTACAAATCAAAAGTTTAAAAATATTCCTAGAAATATTTTAAATAAAATAAATGATAAAAAAGCAGAGTTAGAGGAAAAAGAAAGAATTAAATTGGAAAATATGAAAAAAGAAATTGAAATAGAGTTATTAATAGGAGGTATTTAATTATGAAAAAATCAGTAGAATTAAAAAAGGAATTAGAAACACTTAGAAATGAAATTAAATCATTAAAGGACAGTGGAAAGATTGAAGAGGCACATGCTAAATTAAATGGATTAAAAGAATTAGAAAATAAAATAAAAGAAGCAGAAACAGAGGAGGCTTTAACAGTTATGAATAAAGGTAATAAAGTACCATTAGGAACAAAAGAAGAAATGAATGTTAATAGAATTTATAATAGAGTTCTATTAGGAAAATCTATAACAGAAGAAGAAAAACAATTTTTAAATGCAGCTGGAACACCAGGACAAGTAGAAGCAACAGATGGGAAAGGTGGTTATTTAGTACCAACTGAACAATTTAATCAAATTAAAGAGTTAAGAAGAAGCAAAATAGCATTAAAAGATTATTGTAATGTGTTACCTGTTACATCATTAAAGGGAAGTATGCCTATTGAAACTGGAAGCACAGGGGAATTAATAGCATTTGAAGAATTGAATGAAATCAATAAATCAGATGTTGATTTTGCACAAGTTGCATATAATGTTGCTGACTATGGAGATATTATCCCAATATCAAATACTTTATTAGCTGACGAAAAAGCTAATTTAACTAATTATGTTGGAAAAAGATTTACTAAAAAGGCAATCAATACTGAAAACAAAAAGATAATAGCAATATTGAAAGCATTAAGTCCAAAAGCAGCTGCAGATTATACAGTTATAAATACTGCATTAAATGTAGATTTAGACCCTGCTATTTCTGCGAATGCAATAATTATAACTAACCAAACAGGGTTTAATTTTTTAGATAACTTAACAGATAAACAAGGTAGACCTTTACTAGATACAAATTTACAAAATACAACTCAAAAAATATTTAAAGGTAGAAATATTGTTGTATTGTCTGATGCTTTATTACCAATGAATGTAAAAAAAGCACCTGTATTCGTTGGAGATATGACTGAATTTATAACTTTCTTTGATAGAGAAGGATTAGAATTAGCACTATCTACTGAAGCAGGATTTACTAAAAATGCAACTTATATTAGAGCAATAGAAAGATTTGATGTTAAAAAAGTAGATAGTGATGCTATGGTTTATCTTGAATTAGAAACAAAATAATAGGTGGTTGATATGGCAGATATTTTAACTTTGGAAGAAGCTAAAAACTATCTAAGAATTGATTACAATGAGGATGATACATTGTTGCAATCTTTAATGATTGCAGCAATAGATTATCTTAGAGATGCAATAAATGACTTTGATAAAAAAGTAACAAAAGAAAAGTTCATTAAAAGAGCTAAAATTCTAGTTTGTGTACTTGTGCAGGATTGGTATGATAACAGAGAGCAAAAGGAAAGTAAAGACCTTAGTTATACAGCTAGAAGTCTATTAACCCAGTTACAAGTGGGTGATAACTTTGAATGATATAACTAAGAGATTAAGACATTTTATTGATGTATATCATATGATAGACACAGTTAATGAACTTGGAGAAAATGAGAAAAAGCCAGAGTTATTTAAAAAAGCATACTGTGAAATAGTTCCTTTAAATTCTAGTGTAAAAAATGGAGAAGCTGGAACAGAAGAAAATCAACATCAATTCAAATTCATATTTAGAATAAAATCAATTCCTGGAATAAAAAAGGACTGGTTTTTTATTTATGAGGGATTGAAGTATGAAGTTATTTATTTTAACAGAGATTTTAAAGATAATCAGTTCATAGAAGTTTTTTGTGTAAGAAAAGAGGAGTAAAATGGGAGTTTTTTCAACAAATGATTTAGAAGATCTTGAAAAAGAAGTATTAAGACTTACTAGAAAATACCCAAAAGAAGCTAAAAAATTCTTACAAAAACAAGGGAATAAATTAAAAGCTAAGGCTAAAAAGAAAGCAAAATCTAAAGTAAAAGTTAAAACTGGTAACTATTTGAAAGGTTTTAAAAGAGGTAAAGTTTATAAATATAAAGGTGAAGAAGATACAGTTAGGGTTTATAATTCAATGCCTCATGCACATCTAATAGAGAATGGGCATATCATAAAAGATAAAACTGGTAAAGAACATGGTTTTAAAAAAGGAGAGCATATTTTAGAAGATTCACAGAGAGAGTTTCAAGATGAATTTTTACAAGCAGCAGATGGTTTTATAGATGAAGTTATTAAAAATGGAGGTTTCTAATGATTAAATTAAGTCAGATACTAAAAGCTGTTAATGTAAAACTTAAAGAAACATTTCCTAAAATAGAAATTGATAGTAAAGACTTAGGAGAAAAGTTTAATAGACCTAGTTTTAGAACTGAATTAGATGGTCTTAAAACAAGTGCTTTTATGACTACTTTTAAGGAAAGAAACTTTACAATCAGAATTTATTTTTTTACTACTTTACCTGGTAAAGGAAGAGAAGAAAGATTAAAAATATCTGATGAAATTGAAAATGCTTTCTTAGGTACATTGTGGGTAAATGAAACTTTTGCTATTCCTGTTGATGAAATAGAGTTTGAAGAAACTGAAGATGGAGTATTAATAGCAAGTTTTGATAGTTTGAGTATGGAAGAGATAGAAAATGATATAGATGGCGAAATGATGGAAGAATTAGAGTATCGTTTTGATAAGAAATAGGAGGTAAATAAATGGGATTACCTAAAATAGAAATTATTTTTAAACAATTAGCAGTTACAGCTGTTAAAAGAAGTCAATTAGGTATAGTTGGATTAATAGTAAAAGAATCTACTAAACAATGGGATAGAAAGGTATACAAAGATATTACCGATATAAAAAGTGATGATTATTCTGCTGAAGTATTACCATTGATTAAAGATAGCTTTGAATACACTCCAAATAAAGTGGTTGTATTCAATGTTAAAGATGGAACATTATCTGACACATTAAAAAAAGTTGCACAAGAAAGAATTAACTGGCTAGGGTTAGCTTATGATGGGAAAGATGGAGATACTGCAACTCTTGTTTCTTGGATAAAGTCAGTAAGAAAAGCAGGTAAAACTTATAAAGCTGTTGTATTTAAAGCTACTAAGCCAGATAACAAAGGCATAGTAAACTTAATGAATGACAAGGTTACATTTGTAGATAATAGAGGAGAAGTTGAAGGTTGGCAATATATACCAACAATCTTAGGAATGTTAGCAGGGTTGCCAATGACTAGATCTGCTACTAGCTTTTTATGTGGGAATTTAAAGGAAGTTTCTATATTTGATGAAATAGATGATGTTATTGATAAAGGTGGTTTCTGTTTGTATAAAGATGAAGGAGATATAAGAGTTGCAAGAGCATGTACATCTTTAGAAGAAATTACACAAGATGAAACTGAAGATATGAAAGACATTATCATAATTGAATCTATGGACTTAATGAGAGATGATATTTACTCAACATTCAAGAAATGGATAGGTAAGTATAAAAACAAATATGATAATCAAGTTTTATTCTTTACTGCAATTAATGCTTATTTCAAAGAATTAGAGAAAGAGGATATTTTGGATAAAGAATATGATAACTATTCAGAAGTTGATGTTGAAGCACAAAGATTAGCATGGCTTGGAGTAGGTAAAAAAGAAGTGGAAGAATGGGATGATGAAAAAGTTAAAAAGACTGCATTTAAGAAAAAAGTATTTATGAAAGCTAAAATTAAGATATTAAATGCTGTTGAAGACTTTAAATTTACAATTAATATGTTCTAAAAGGAGGACAGGTAGATGGCTAATAAAATGGATAAAAATAAAATTTTAAGAGGTTCATTTGGGGCTGTATGGCTAGATGGAGAAGAATTAGGTTCTGTAAAATCTTTTGAGGCTAAGGTTACATTAGAATATGAAGATGTGGATATTATGGGGGAACTAGGAAAGTCAAAAAGATATATGGGCTTTACTGGTGAGGGAACTATGACATTACATAAGATAGACTCTACTATTGGAAAGTTACTGGCTGATGGTATAAGAAATGGTAATATGCCAGATTTTAAAATAGTTGCAAAACTAGATGACCCAACAGCTTATGGGGCAGAAAGAGTTGAATTAACAGGTGTTACAATTAGTGAATTAATGGCATTAAAATTTGAAAATAAAGCATTAAGAGAGGAAGAAGTTCCTTTTAGTTTTTCACATTTTAGATATATAGATATGATATAAGGAGGATATAAAAATGGCTAAAAATATAACATTAGAAATATTAATTGCAAAAAAACAACAATCTGAAAATGATAAAATGAAAGTGGTGCTATTTAATTCAGAAGTGTTAGGTGGAACAATAGAAGTTGTAAAACATAAAGCAAGAGATGTAATAAAAATTATGGATAGTACACAAGAAAAAACAACAGAAGCAGCTTACAATGCTAACTGTAAATTAATCTATAAACATTGTCCTATTTTACATGATAAAGAATTGCAAAAGACTTATGAAGTAGCACAACCTTATGAAATTGTAATACCTATATTTGATGAAAATTTAGGGGAAATAAACAAGCTATCTAACTTTATTCTAAACCTTTATGGATTAGGTGAAGAAGATGATAAAGCTAGTAAAGTCTTAGAAGAAGAGATTGAAGATATAAAAAACTAATATTAGAGGATGCCGATATGGCATTCCTCTCTTTTTATATTTTAAAAGGCTTTTCTATAAAATACCTGTTAAATTTATCATATGAAGAAAAGTTATTTATGATAGCAACAATGGAGCTTGAAATTGAAAGAATGAATAAATCAGGTACTTAGTATAAAAAGCTAAGTACCTTTTTATCTTTTAAGAAAGGAGGTTTAAATGGCAAAAACTATTGGTGTATTACTAAGTTTAAAAGACCAGTTTACAACACCATTACAGAAAGCAACCAAAAGTGTTAAGGCGATGGATAGACAACTTGAAAAAGCTGGAAACCAAATAAAAGCTTTTGGTAATAGAGTAAAAGCAGGTATGAAGTCTGTAGCAAAATGGGCAGCAATTGGATTTGGAGCATTAACTGCTGCAGCTGGAGTATTTATAAAACAATCTATAGATGCTGCAAAAGATAAGTTAAAAGCTGATAAGTTACTTGAAACCAACTTGATGAAGCAAGCTAATTTTAAAAAAGAACATATCCAGATGTTAAAAGATGAAGCTAGTGCATTACAAGATGTTGGAGTAGTTGGAGATGATGTTGCTGTAGCTGGTGCAGGACAATTAGCTATCTACAAATTAAAAGCAGAGCAAATAAAAACTATACTACCTGTCATTGATGATATGGTTGCTAAAGAAAAAGGTTTTAATGGAACACAAGAAGATGCTATTGCTATGGCTGATGTGTTTGGCAAGGCAGTAGAAGGTAAAACAAAAGGACTTGTAAAATATGGAGTATCTTTAACAGATGCTGAAGAAAAATTATTTAAAACTATGAAGCGAGAACAAAGAGCAGAGTTTTTAAATAAGAAATTAACGGCTGCTATAGGTGGAACTAACAAG